GTGATGTAACTTGATGTGTAGATTTCAACACCCATGAACTGACCTTTGTAGTGAGAACCCTTAGCACTAATCGCTTCATATGAAGCAGGGATGAATTGCAGGATTCCATTGCTTAAAGACAAGATGTCATCTTGAAGGTCTGCAAACTGTTTTGGATGCAACAAAGCAACATAAGGACCCGGTGCACCTTTGTTGGATGCAGCTGCTTCAAGTGCTTGAATAGCATCCAAGAACTTGTCAACATCTAATGCTGTAGCTGTTGTACCTTTGACAACAGTGAAACTAGCAACAGCAGCACCAGTCAAGTTAGCAAACAAAGCATCATAAGAACGTGCAATTGATTCAGCAATACGGAATGGATCAACATCACCATTTCCAAGGCCAGTCATACCAGCCATGTCTGTGATTGAGTATGCCAATGCTTGTCGTTTTACAACAACATCAACATGTCCATCAGTCAACGCTGTATCAGATACCGCATTTCCTTCTGTTGCACCTGTGAAGGCTGTGAATCCATCATATCCATCAAGACCAGCTTTGCGGACACGGATGGTATCAGAACCCATTCCATTGATTGAGCCTACAAAGTCCATGAATGGAGTATTGCGAAGGTTTGTTGAGTCTGTGAGAAGTAGTCGAATCTCTTGAGAGATCATTTGAGCTAGTCGGAGATCACCGACCAAGCTGTTATTGGTAATAGCCATGATTTACACCTATTATATGGAAGTTTTTGGTTGGGTTGGTTTGCGTGGATATCTGCTGTTACGGGTGCGACCCTTCCACATACAAGATGTCTTTGTCTTATTGTACAGCATTATTTGAGACTGTGCAACATAAACGAAAAAACCCACCCGTGATGGGTGGGAAAAAGCGAGGTACAAGACTTTTTTTTGGTGGGAATTATAAAGACACAACGATTTCAGCACCAGTCACATTGATAACTGATTTTACTTTAACGTTGTTAGCATCAACCAATTGGACATCAAGCTGGACTTGGTTACCACTGCTGTCATAAGCTGACACGTGAATAATCTTCTTTCCAAGACCATGGTTTAATGTTGCAAAAGTGTTTGCAGTCAAGTTCTGTGGTGCGAACTCTTTACGGAAGTCAGCAATGTCAACCAACACTTGACCATTGGTCACTGTTGCCAAGTTGCCTGCTGCTGCATTTGCAGTGATTGCAGCTTGCGCGCGTGCATCGGTGAAGTACAAGTTAGCAGAACCTTCAGTCACTTTGTCAGTATCAGCATTCAATGAATATTCACCATTGCTGTATGAAAGACCATCACCAGCTGTAAACTGTGAGAAGATGTCAGACAATTCAACAGACAGAACACCAGTTGAACTGTTGTATTGCAACAATTGAACATCTGGACTAGCAACAGTTGCAAGACTGATGGCACCACGAGCACGAGCATCTGTGAAGTATTGGTTAGATGAACCTTCAGAGATATCATCAGTGTCAGCTGTCAATTCGAATACACCAGTTGATGAAGTGTAAGACAGTCCAGCACCTGTGACAGATACAGCACCACGAGCACGAGCATCAGTGAAGAACAGATTGGTGGCACCCACATCTTCAGTGATGTCATCTGTAATCAAAGCAAGGTCAATCACACCAGTTGAACTGTTGTAAGACAGACCAGCACCTGTGACAGATACAGCACCACGAGCACGAGCATCAGTGAAGTACAAGTTAGATGAACCTTCAGAGACACCATCAGTATCAGCACTGAAAGAGAATGTACCATTGGCAGAACTGTAAGACAGACCAGAACCAGCAGCAAAGAAGCCACGGATTTCAGCTTGATCAGCTGTGAATGCACCAGTGCTGGCATCATAATCAATACCAGATGAAGCAGACAAAGCACCACGAACTTCAGCATCTGAGACATCTTGTCCTTCAATCTCTGTCCAATCAGCAGATGTTCCAGCAGAACCACCATTGTGAATGTAAGTTTCAGCACGACCAGAAACACCAGTCAAAACAATGATGTCACCTTCTTGTTTTTCATCGCCGTTGCTATAGTTGTTAGTAATCCAGTTGGCCAAACTGGTTTCAGTTGTGTCAACAGATACATCTGTGATAGTTAATGGCTTCAGCTTTAGTTGCTTCTCTCCATTTACAGTCACAAGTTCTGCATAGTTGGCAGAATCTGTAGCGATTCCAACCACTGCATTTGCTTCAAGATATTGTCTTGTTACCGCGTGGTTATCAGCTGTTGGGTCATTCTCCAATTGAAGAACACCGTGAAATACGTTTGTTGGGGCTAAAAAGTCCATGATTGGATCTCCTTTGTGGGGTTAAGTTTCAATGTCACTTTATCGCAAAACCACTGAACCTGTCGTTGCATTTACGAAAGTCACAACCACTTCATTTGAGCTGGTGTGTCTGATGTCAGCTGACACCACATATCCATTCACCAATACTTGAACATTGGGAATGTAGTTCAGATTGTGTGTGATAGTTACTTGTGTGGAGTTGACAAAAGGATATTCCTTAGGTCTACTTGGAAAAAAGATTGCATTTGCCATGTTTGTACCTCTTTTGATGTGGAAGTTACTCTTCCATTATTAGTGTCACCTCTGCTGAACTGGATGATTTGGTTGCAATTTGGATGGAATTATTCTGATTGGTTCCACGCCCTCTGGATATCGCTATATATCCACCAGATTTGATGAATATCTTATGAACACCAGTTGTGGAACCTCCTTCAGTGCCTTCAAAAGTGACATAGATGTCATGCTGTTCACATCCAACAGTGACATGTCTGCACTTGCCTGGAAGAACCACATTGGTCCATGTCTGGACTGCACTGAAGTTCCGAATAATAGGGAATGTATTTAGACTTTTATAGTCTTGACTCACTTACCACCTCGATATGCTTTGCGGATTGCATCACGGTTCGCCTTGTAGAACTCGAAGTCTTCTGCACCACGCTTCAGAATGTCTGTGGACTGGACTGGTGCTGGTGCGGCTCCAGTGTTTGTCTTGGGTGCAATCAATGCAGGCTGCTCCACTTGGGGTGTGACTTGGGGTGTGGCTTGTTCGGTCACTTGTTCGGTCACTTGTTCTGCAGCTGCTGTGGTCTGCTGTGATTCCAAGTGTGGTCGCAATGTCACTGGTGCCTTGGATGGGTCTTCCTTGATGGACTGCAGCCAGTCATTCAATGAAGGTGCCTTGTCATCACCTTTGGTGGCTCGTTCATATTGCCATTCCACCAGTTCTCTGACTTCTGGGTCAGTGATACCCAGTTCTGACATTGCAGTGTGTCTGGAATATCGACTATTGGCAGTCTCCAATTCAGATTCAAGTGACTTCACCTTTTCTGTCAGCTTCTGAATCTTGCTCAGTTCGCCAGATTGGTTGTCAAGCTGGTCTTGAATCGCTGCAGCTGCTTCTTCTGCTTGGATGGCTCGTGCGCTCAGTTTTTGGATTCGGTCTCTGAATGCATTCTCAATATCTGTCTTCAGAACGTATTCTTCACCATCATGGTTGATTGTCTTCATCTTTGGTACCTCGTAGATGTAGGTTTTTGTGATAGGTTATATCGTTTAAAATTGCGATTGCAATGGGCTTGTTATCCCAGATCTTTTCATCAATCAGGTCAACAAAGTGACCCAAGTTGACCAATGGAAGCCAATGGTCATACAAGTCCAACATGTGGAGCGTTCTTGGTTTGCTAAACTGATATTGACAGTGTGGATGCACCACGCGAATAGTCTCCACCAGATGAATGTTCTGGCTGGTGGACATCCATTCCACTTTGCCAGTCTGCACATTCACAGGTTCTTTGCATTGTTCACAGTTGAACTGTTTCCAAAGTATAGGCATCATAAGAACTCAGCTCGTTCCCTGCGAATCTGTAACAGATATTCACGGGCTTCTTTGGCATCCATGTCATCATACATCATCATCACAGCTGTGACCGGGCTGATCAATCCAGCATTCATCTTGGCAATGATGTCTTCACGTTGGGCACGCATCTCTTCTGGTGTCAATGGCATGCTGTGATAGGATACCCTGTATCCATCTTCTGGAAGATTGGTGCCAAGATAGCGATTGGCCAGCATTGCAGTCTTGGCTAACAGTTCTTCATCACCCATTCTGAAGACTGGTGCGAACTTCTTCTGGGCTTCACGTTGGCCAGCTTTAGACACGGCCAATGAATATCCACTTCGTGGGTCTGCTGCGGTTCTGGATATGTCACTTGGTGCCAGTCCTGCACTCAGTGCAACACGGACTTCATATTTGGACACGGCTTCCAACAGGTCTTGTGGGTCTGTGGCAATACCGAATGAACCAACCATGGGCTGTCCTTGGGCATCTGGATCTTGGGTGAATACCAGAATGCTGGATGGGTCTGTTGATATGCTGGCACGTCTTGCAACACTGTTCTGGTCCATCTGATTCAATCCAGCCAATGTCAGACCAGCAACATACTTTTGTGACCAAGAAGCCGACTTCACCAGATGTGTCCACATAGAATATAGAACTGCACTGGTCAAAGAACCATAGACCATCTGAGATGCTGTGAAGGTATCCCAAAGATACCCGGTCTTTTCAGCATGGTACAAGACCACTGGAATGAATGGCTGGTTCTGGCTGTCTCGATATGGATACGTTGGGCCTTGGTGCGTTGGATGGCCCATGTACACTTCTGAAACATCAGCACCAATGGAACCATCACTGTTCACTTCAAACATTCCGAATGATGGATTCTGGATGTCACGGATGTCCATGATGTCCACGACCCAAAGATAATTGCCTTCTGGACTCTTGCGAAG